TACCTGAAAGGCCATCTGCCTCATTTTTAAGAAATCCATTGAGTTGAGCATGTACTTCCTTTAGTCGCTTTAGTTTAACCTTTTGTTGGGCAGGATCCTTTGCTGGATATGAGTTTACTGATGCAGTTTGCCCGGGAGGAGGGGATAAAAGCGCCGTCGAGTTTGGTGTAAAAGGCTGTGGATCACCAGCTACGACCTGTTTGGGTGGTAATACCTGTGGAACATTTACTGTCGGTGCTGTGGACGTAAAATTTTCAATTGACTCTTTTGAATGTAAAATTAATAAAACTAAAAGTATACCTAATAGTATAAAGAAGAACTCCTTCATCACTCTACCGTTAAGTACTTAAATTAAGTACTTAACTTTAATGTGTAACGGCAAGTGCCAAAGTTAATGTTTTCCCGTTAACTTAAAATAACCATACAGAATTACAGCTAACAGCACAAATACTATAGCAATAATTGAAATGGTTTTAACTGATACTATAGCTAGTAGTGATATTGATGTACCAGTATTATCTGTAAACGATATAAATACGTTATCACGATGAAGAATATATTCAAATCGCTGCTCTACTTGTTTTTCGTAAAGTATTTCTTCATCTGGTGAAACTATCATTGGTTCACGCAAAAGAAGAATGTATTCACTTATATCAGAGTAATTATTTGTTAAACGTATCTGTGTAGTGTCTGACCAAATTACGTTTTTTTTGCCATCAAGAATTGCCACTAAATTAATTTTTTTACTTGGGATAATTTTATTGTAAATTTCTTCTAGTGAAACGCGTAGCCGTACTCCGTAAATTTGGAGGGGATACTCTAAATTAAAATTTGCAGGGTTTATTAAATATATTATAACAAATATAGTTGCTACCCCTATAAGAATTGTCGGAACAAAACTCATCTTCTTATTTAACGTAGTATAAAAATGTAAAAAAGAGCCATCACTACTGAAAATACTACAAGTATAACTGTAAGTCCAGTTTTTGTATCATAAAAGGGTACATCAAAACCTTCAGTATTAGTATAATATTTAAAATACATAAAAATAAAAATAAATAATAATATTATTAATAATATATTTAAATTCTTCTTCATCCTATTTTAGTTAACTATTTCCTGTAGTAGCGCCAACAATTGACTGTTGAACTACGCCATGTACAAAATATTTATAAATTAAATATAAAAGTGGAGTTACTATTACAAGTGATATGAACATCGACATAATAAACCAATCAGTTTGCCAAAATGCTTTACTTTCAAAGCCTTCCACATTATTTCTTGAGAGTACAAATAGTATAACAAAAATTGCTATAGCACTGTAAATGTATGTCCGTTTCATCTATTTACCGCTAAGTACTTAATTTAAGTACTTAACGCTAAATATAGTTGTTTTCAGCGTTCCTAGATATTAGCGCAATTTAGTTGCGCGCCTTGCGCGAGCCCTTGCGCCCCTTACGTCCCTTGCGTCCAGCCTTACGAGAATAGCGAGCCATTGTATACCTTATAGTTAGAAAATAAGAGTGTAACTAGAATTTTGTGCTAAGACTTAGTTGCCGGAAGTAACGTCTAGTACAAAAGTTAAGAACTCCCCATGGATAAGGCCACGCAGTGGCCTTATGTCATTGGAGTCACTATAACTTTTCGTTCTAGCCATCAGAGCTAAGTACTTAGCGGTAAATTAACGCCGAGCCCGTTTTGACCGCGACTTACGACCCTTCTTATTTGATTTTACGCGCCGGGTACGAGCACCGCCAATTAAAGCCTTCATAGTCGGGCCATTATTTCTTGAAACTCTTTGCTCTGAATTCATTGATACATTTGTAGAGGGTAGAGGCTTTGTGTTTTCTGATACATTCATACGTGGCAGAGGCTTTGTATTTCTAGAATTTGCCATTGCATTTGCTGATGGTCCCACTGCATTCGTAGATGGTCCCATATTTCTAGAATTTGCCATTGCATTTGTACGCGAACCCATGTTTCTAGAATTTTCCGATGAACTATTTAAACCTATTGTTGATGTAGTTGGTGTACCAAATAATCCATCAAAAAATCCCATCTATTATGTACGCCTATTCTTTCTCCGCGCCGTCTTTTTTCGTCTACCTCCTGTTTTTGGAAAAATACTGGTTAAATCGGGGATACTTGGAGTCGGAGGAATAATACTTGGTGGTATTAATGGAGCAGTATTTATCTGAGTAGTAGTAGTTTGTGGATTTGAAATATTGTTTAATTTATTCATCTTCTCTTCAAGAATACGAATTCTCATAGTAAGATTATCTATAGTGGCCGATGTAACATTTGAACTTCCAAAAGGTGTTGCTGAAATTTGTTGGGTCTGCATATCTATTTAGTAGCAGCGGTAAAACACCACTTTTCCATAATGAGTAAATCTTCAGCATACCGCTGAGGAGCTTTCTTTAAAGAAGTAAAATGCCCCCCATCATCCAATGAAAGAAGTTTTCCATCAACGCCTTTTCTGTTTCCACGTAATGTTAGTATCCACTTTAGAGATTCATATGGATATATTTCTGTATCATTTTTAGACGCCCTACAAAGAACATATAGTCCTGGGGCTCCTTCACTATTTATAGAATGTACTGGCGACAATTGTAGGGCTGTGTAGAATTCTAAAGGCCCGCGTCTAGGATCCCCAATTTCATTATACTCAATCGGTGTTGAAGGCAACTGAGGATTTGCCGCACTCTTTAACATATCAACATAGGGTACTTCTGCATAGACCATTTTGAAACGCTCGCCTTTTGGATACATGCTTGCCAGTCCTCCTAGAATTAGACCACCTGCAGAACGCCCGTAAATACATGTCTGTTGCGGACCACACATTGTAATTCCCTGTAGTGCCTTTATAGCTTCATCAACTTCTATAATTGTTTTTAATCTTCCTTCACGACGCCCAGCTTCTGCATTTAGTTCATTACCATCTCCCCCACCTTGAACAAATACTAAAGCTACGGCCCAACCACATTCAATCCAGGGTCGCCAACGTGATGTATTCATAGAAAGAGGGTAATCATAGGCAGCATAACTAATTACAAGAAGGGCTCTAGGCTTTTCTCCTGGATGTGTCATAAGTGCCCATTTAGAACCACTTACATTAGCATACCGTGTATGCGGCTCACTAATAACCCCTTTAAGACTCATAACAGCTCCAGTAGCACCACAATCATTCCATAGTATACATTTCGGTAATTGATATTTATGGCAGGAAAGAAGTAATGGTATTACAGGAGCCCCAAATCGACAGAATACTTTTAAGGGTGGTGCCTTTGATGAAAGAATCCATCCAGTGCGTTTCCCCCCAGACTTTGTAATTAAGAACGGGGGATACAATGAGCAGAATTCAATTCCCTCAGACCGTATTTCGGAATTTAAATTCCAGGTAGCTCCAACAAGCGCCCAGCCACTTCCAAAAGAGTGCCGGCGAACAAAATAGATTGGCACCATCGACTCGGTTATACCTACAGGAAAAAATGATACACCCTCAGGCTCTAAACGATGGGCTCCTCCCTGAATAAAAAAAAGACTTTGTACACCCGACCTGTATCCTTTCATGAAAAGTCCTCCTGAAACACGTACTAGGGTTAAGTTTGTTTCTTCATTGCGCTCTACATAATGAAGGCGCCGTGAGCCTCCTGTAATAATATCTAGACTTACAAGAGTTTTGTAGCGTAAAGGTCCATCTGCCTCAATAGTGTAGACACGCCCGCCATATATTCCAAACTCGGGAGAAACTGACACCGGATATGACCAGCCAGCATGTTTATGAAGGCGAAAGTCCTGTGCACCGTGTCTAACATCACGTGTTGTTATAACAGTGCCATTATTAAGACAGTCAATACTTATACACTCTACATATTGCCCATTAGGTTTTGCTTTCCAAATGTAACCATTTGTATGTAAAATGGGATGTATGCTTATAGAGCCCACTTTTATTTCATCATGTATGCCTTCTGTATGTGTTTTAAATGCCTTAGAGAAATCAGCACGACATGCATTTAGACTTTCTTTAGGAATTCCTCGGACGACTGTTTCGAACCTATGCATTTCTTTTATAAATGCAGGGGCTGCTTGCTTAGTATCTTCGGTCCATGCCAAAGTATCTTTCCATATTAAAAATCCCATGTCCCCCATGTTTCACCTAAACACCCATCCTATTTTTCAATTAGATGCCGCTCCGAATAACGATTCTTGCAAATAAGTCTAACCCTTATGGAATTGCTAAAGATGTAGAAGGTCTACTAAAAGTGTTTTCAAATTACACGCTTCAGGTCTGCGACCCATTAGAGCCACCCGTATACAGTGATATAACCTTTCATCTAGAAGTGCCAGTCTATGTATGGATGCCTTGGTCGGCAAAGAATATTTTTGTTGTGAATCCTGAATGGTATGTAAAGGCATGGGATTCATACATTCCGAAATTTGACCACGTAATTATTAAGGATTTAACGGCAGCGTCTGTGCTTCCAGAGTGTAAAACAACTCATATAACGTGGGTGCATCCACCATCATCCAATTATCCAAATCCGAGTCTTGATGAATTTGTCTGGGTCTTAGGAGCATCAGTAAATAAACGGGCGTATGTAGAAACCCTTTTATCTGTATGGAAGCCATCTTATCCGGGTCTGACAATTACTACAACAACCCCACTTGATGTAACCTTGCCAGAGAATGTTAAAGTTGTTGTGCGTGAATTTAATAATCCTGAAGAACGCCGCGAATTTTTCGGGAAATTCAAGGGACAGGTGTGTTGCTCAAGGGCTGAAGGATTTGGCTACACGGCAGCGGAAGCAGAGCTTTTTGGAGCGTTCACAATTCTAAATTCACTCCCTCCCTATGTAGAATCCTATAAGAATGATTACAGAGTTGCTTTTCTCCCTTCAAAGTTTGATGGTCTTTATGATATTGGGGCAACTAATGGGGCTTTAGAGGAGGCACTTGATGTTGCAATGGACTCTTTTAGCACATATACGCTAAAGGATGCCATTTCACGACGCTCTAAGCACCCGTATCGCTGGGCAAATTTCACACAGTCACTACAGGACCTAATTCTTCAAACAGAGCCGGCCAATTTACAAACACTTCCTCCTGTTCTTCTTCATGCAGACTGTCCCCCTATCTCGATTGTAACTCTTATGTACAATCGCCGGAAATTCTTTGACCTTGCCCTACACTCAGTAATGATAAGCGATTATCCGAAAGATAAGATTGAGTGGATTATTGTTGATGATTCTGATGACCCTAATGAGATGGCCTCAGATCGTATAAATGATGTTCTAGAGCATTCAGAGCCTTTAAAGATGGTCTATGTACCTCTTGTCAAAAAAGTTCCCGTATCTGAAAAGCGAAATATTGGTATTCGACGGGCAACATCGGAAATTATTTTACTCATGGACGACGATGACCACTACCCTGAAACAAGTTTTCGGCGACGGGTAGCATGGTTGTTAAAACATCCTTGGAAGCCAATGGCTGTTTCAGCAACTACAATTGCGTGCTATGATTTAATGAAAGGTGTTAGTGCTGTGAATGTACCACCGATGGATATTCCATTAAGTCAGCGTATTTCGGAGGCGACACTCACGTTTTACAAGTCGTGGTGGGTGGCACGCGGGTTTTCGCAAAATATTGTTGTGGGAGAGGGAGAGGAATTTATTAAGGGGCGTGAGGCAGACGTTCTTGAAATTCCTCCTCAGCAAATTATTGTTGCGTTCAGTCATGGAAAAAATGTAAGTAGTCGGCGGATTCCTTCAGGTGAAGGAGTGACACAGGGTTGTTTTTGGAAATTTCCCCAAGAATTTCTGGAATTTATCCACGGAATTGCTGGAGTTAAAGTAATTACTTAACCCTACCGCCAAGTACTAGACGCTACTTAAAGCCTGACCAGGAAATCCAAGCTAATATACATGTTGTTATGGCAAGCGATATAAATGCTACTGTCATTGCACTAGTTTGAGGACCACCCATAAAATTCGTAAAAAGAATTCCTGCTCCTGCCCCTCCAAACGCTGCAGCAGCAACCTGTAGATTTACCCATTCTGGTTTATCAAATTGGGGCGCAAATCCCTCTTCCTTTGTTGATTTATACTGTTTTATTCCATACAGTATTGCTGTAAATATTACAGCGTGTACTAATACTGACTGGATAGATGTCTGGCCAGACATTAGGACTTTCTTTCCAACCGGAGGAATTGTTAGTAAAAAGCCGGGTGATAAGATTATGAAGAGCAGTGGTAAGAATAACATCTAATTATCATAAATTATTTAACGGCACCTACCGCCAAGTACTTAATTTAAGTACTTGGCTCTGATGGTTAGAACAAAAAGCAACTTTAGTACTAGACGTTATTTGAATGTAGTTAAATTTGAAACGCCTTCAAGTACAAGTGCAGTGAGTAAAAGTATTCCCATAAGGGTTGTTGAGAAATCTGGTAGAAAGTTAGTAATGATTGCTCCTGCTGAAGCACCACCAAAAACAGCAGCAGCAATTACACCATTTCTCCAACTAGAATTTGTCCAGGGTCCGTTAATAATTTGAAACCCCTCAGATTCTGTATCTGATTTATACACATACTGTTGAATGGCATATACGCATGCTGTAAACACTACAGCGTGAAAAAGCACTGCTGATGGTGATGTTTGACATGACATAAATAAATTCTTTCCAACCGGAGGTATTGTTACAAGAATACCGGGTGATAATAGTATAAATAATATAGCTAATACAGGTATCATCTATATTATCTATATAATTTTGGCACTCGCCCTTAGACTATATAAGGACCTTGGGGGCGCGAGGTAAACCTTATGTATAACTTATAAATACCATATATTCCTAGTAATCCCACTGCTCCAATAACTACACCACCCCCAAAAGAAGACCATACTGCATCTTCTTTATAACATGTTTCTGTTGTTTGAAATGGTTCAACATTGCTTAGATAATATAGTGCAACCGCAAACACTACTGCATGAACTAAGATAGCAACAAATGATGTTTTAAAAGAGAAAAAAAGGGTTTTACTTACCGGAGGAATTGTTAAAAGAAATCCTGGTGATAAAAGTATAAATAACAGTACTTCCTTAAACATACTATCTATTTAAGTACTAGACGTTATGATGAGCAAAACAGACAGCCCTCGCCAGTTTCAGCCGCCGTCTTTGCCCTTGCAACCTCCTCATCATATTCGCGCCCAAGACGCTCAAGCTTCTCTTGGCGCGTTTCTTGGCGCGTTTCTACACGCACCGGAACTTCCTCATCACTTGAATCATCTACCTCACTATCTGATTCAGGTGCCTCATTCTGTAGTTGCGTAGTACCCTGTACAGCGGCAAGATGGCGCGGGTCTACAGTAAATTTCTGAGCAGATACCGGTGCCTTTGTACGCAGATAATAACACCCCGTCTTCAGCCCCTTCTTCCACGCGTAAAAGTGCATGGAAGTAAGCTTACTGTATGTTGGGTCAGAGATGAAAAGGTTTAGACTCTGGCTCTGACATAGAAAGGCGCCCCGCGCCGCCGCCATATCAATTAGAATCTTCTGGGGAATTTCCCAGGCAGTCTTATACCGTGCCTGAATCTCATCCGGAATCTCTTTAATTCCCTGAACGCTTCCATTCATAGCAATAATTCGCTGCTTCATACTATCATTCCATAGACCTAAGGCAATAAGTTCATTCATAAGATGCTTGTTTACAACAATGTATTCGCCAGCAAGTGTGCGCCGAGTGTAGAGATTACTCGTAAATGGCTCGAAGCACTCATTATAGCCGAGGATTTGTGAAGTAGATGCTGTAGGCATTGGAGCAACAAGAAGAGAATTGCGAATACCACCCTTTACCTTTTCACGAAGCGCCGCCCAATCAAGTGTCCCATTCTTCTCAGACAATGGAGTCACGCCCCACATATCGGGCTGAAGAATGCCTTTTGATACTGGGCTGCCTGCAAAGGTAGAATACGGACCCTCCACCTTAGCAATCTCTGCCGACTCATCTAGAGCCGCGTAATACAGATGCTCAAAGATAAGCTGATTGACATTTGCTGCCTCCTCAGACTCCCAGTTTAGACGAAGAATTGCCATAACATCGGCAAGACCCTGAACACCAAGTCCAACAGGGCGATGCCTCATATTTGAGCGCTCCGTTTCAGGTGTTGGATAGAAGTTAATATCAATAACACGGTTAAGATTGCGTACACAAGTACGAGCAACCTTTTGCAGTGCTTCGTAGTCAAAGGTGGACCCTAGACTTGCTCCTACAAAGGCAGGAAGAGCAATCGATGCTAGATTACATACTGCCGTTTCCTCAGGTGACGAAAACTCAATAATTTCCGTACAAAGATTCGACGACTTGATTGTACCTAGATTCTGCTGATTTGACTTTCGATTGGCAGCATCCTTGTAAAGAAGATAAGGAGTACCGGTTTCCATCTGAGAATCTAGAGTCTGAAACCAGAGCTTTCGAGCCGATACCTTTCGCTTGTAGCGACCCTCATCCTCATAGCGTTTATATAGGGCATTAAACTCATCACCCCATACATCGGCTAGACCTGGAGCCTCATCAGGACAAAAGAGCGACCAGTCAGCATCAGCCTCCACACGCTCCATGAAAAGGTCAGGAATCCATAGGGCATAGAACAGGTCACGGGCGCGCTCCTCCTCGGCTCCAGTATTAAGTTTCATACGCAGAAAGTCTTCTACATCGGCATGCCAAGGCTCTAGATACATGGCAAAGCTACCATTGCGTTTGCCACCTCCATTATGTGCAACTCCTAGATGAGCTACCACATAATCGTGCGTACCTTCGATTTCAAAATCATGAACAATACCTTCATATGTTGTTTCAGTAATATTTTGAATGCGTGAATAAATATTGTTTTCGTAGCGTAGAAAGCTAAAGAATTCTCCTGTAGGAGCATTAGGAAACATCTCTAGGATTTCAGGAATGCGTGGAACACGCACAACTGCTGTAGGGAGATTTGTATGAATGTCGCGCGTCGATGATACATCGCCTACGCGATTACGCTCATAGCCAGAGGCAAGCGCCCCTAGACGAAGGAGAAGGTATCGGATATCCTCCACAAGTGGGTATGATGAGAGTTCAATGGCAATCTCTTTTGTGCCTACACATCCATCCGTTTCAATAATACCACGGAGAATTTGTTTTGTCTTTTCAATAGGGAGATGTAGCAATAGGGGGTCAATCTTCTTTTGCTTATTTGTATCATAAAGCTGAGCACGAGTAAACTTAAATCCAGGGGTAGTAGTTGACCATTTGATACGAATTGTAGAGCAATCTGTTTCTGGGTATACATTGTGCTTAATTCCACGATTATCTAGATAGTTTGTAATAAACTCTACAGTATATTTTTTAGACTCTGTATTCAGACATACACCGCTTACTGAGCCTGAAATATAGCCATCGCCTAGAAGAATTCCGTAAAATCGGCAATCTTCTTCTGATAGCATTGAAATGTCTGATACGTATACTGGGATTGGGAAGACAAGGAAATCTCCAATATCAAGCTCATTTGCATCAGCAAAAGCTGATGTAATAATCCCCTTTTCTAAGCGATTACGAATTACGTCAAAATTTAGACCCTTTGCTTGACCTTTGAGGCATTTAATCTGATGTTCTGGAGTAGTGCGAACAGGATAAATAGCATTCTTTAGTTGAATATCAAGCACTTGACCTTTATACTCGTGGCGAACAGGAAGGCGAACTGATTCAAAAGCACCCGTGCTTGTAAGTACCTTATCAGTAATACCTACATCCTCAATACACTTTGGACCACTCTGAGTAAAGATTAGTGTCCCAGGTACAAAACATTGATCAACATAGCGCGCCGTATTATTAAATACGCGTAGCATAGGAATAATACCATTACTTGACCCGTTTGTTCCGCGAATAAGTGAGCCACGCGCGCGCACATTATGCAGGTGTAGACCAATCCCTCCTGCATACTTTGAAATAGCTGCACAATCACCCAGCGTCTTATAAATACCGGATATGCTATCATCAGCCATGGCAAGAAGATAGCATGATGAAAGCTGGGGTCTAGGCGTGCCAGCATTAAAGAGTGTTGGCGTGGCGTGTGTCATGAACTTTAATGATAGTAGGTCATAAGTCTTGAATGCCTGATCAAGATCTGAGCCCCATAGACCAAGAGCCACGCGCATCCACATGTGCTGGGGACGCTCAATAATGTTTCCTGATGTGTCTTTTAGGAGATACGACTTCTCTAGAGTCTTAAAGCCGAAATAGTCAAACACATAATCACGTTCATGTTTCAGATAGGAATCAATCTTTAGGGTATTTGCTTCTACAACATCAATAAGGCTTTGCGAAATGTACGATAATGGTGAACCACTTTTGTGAACCTGATTCGATAGAATACGAATAACCGCTGAGAAGTCAGCCTGTGTGTTTTTCTGGTGATTTGATACAGCAATTCGAGATGCAAGGGTACCCCAATCGGGGTGTGTGGTACAAAGACTGGCAGCCGAAGCGGCGGCAAGTGTGTCTAGTTCGCTAGTGTGAATCTTATTCACAATGCGAGATAGAACCTGTTGGGCTAATGCATCGGGGTTCACAACAAGACCCTTTGCTGCCTTGCGTAGACGCTGCAGGACCTTGTCAAATGACACTGCCTCAAACTCCCCATTGCGCTTTTGAACTTGCATGCTATACATCTTGGATGAAATACTTTGCTATAAAAACCGATATGGAGAAAAACCTATCAATTTTTAGAAGGGGCTAACACTCTAATATCTTATTTTGGTGTCATTGCTAAGTATCTAGCTTTATTAGAAGGGTCCATAATAAGGGCAAGCGCAATATAAATTGCTTGCTTATCTTCATCAGTTGCAGCAGCACTTATTGACTCTTTAACTGAATTATTAATAGATGGATAGTCTGTCTGATGATTTATTGGTGTATCAAGACCAATCGCTTTCTCGGCTGTTCTCCATGCCTTTATAAATTCGGCATCTGATTTTTTTGGTAATATAGTAAGCGGAGTTATAGGTGGAGTTTGAGATTTTGCTCCAACACCACACGATTCTTGTGCCTTTTTTAAACATTTTGCTTGTTCAACATCAGCATTAATAATTACACTTATTGGTATTATATTACCTCCTTTACCAATTTGTTTTGTTAGTAATTCTTCACGTTTAGTATTACACGCAATTGTTTTTGTTGACATACATTGTTCAGCACCAGGATTTGCTATTATAGAATCACCTGAGCCTGAGCCTCCTCCAAATGCTCCTGCTAAACCTGCTAAACCTGCCATTAATGCTGCCGCGGCAGCAAGAGCTGCTTGTATTGCTTTAGCAGCATTTGACAATGCTGACATCATTGGCCCAACAATAGCAGGCAATCCCATTTTTCTTTTCCCAGATTTAGCATCAAGAGCCTTTTTGCGTTCTTTTCGTAAACTCGTTTCTCTTTTTGTCTTATCTATCTGATCTTTTAACTCTTTTGATTTCTGTTTAGCTAAATCCTCAGCATCTTTTTGTTTTTTCTTAAGTTCTGCAGCTTTTTCCATAAGTTTTATTTGTGCTTCAGAGCCTTTTTTTTCTTTCGCTGCTGCTGCTTTTACAGCTTGTTTCTCTGCTCGGCGAGCGCGAGCGTCTTTAGATGCATTACGTATTTCTTTACTTTTTTGAGTTTGTATTTTACGACCACTCGCGCTAATATTAAGACTTTCAGCTTTTTTAGTATAATATGAATGACGCTCAGATCCTACAGCATGTTTTGTTGCTTTTACTCTAGCACGATCCGCCCGTGCAGAATCAATCTTTCCTCTTTTTTCATGGTGAGATGCCGACTTACCTGTAACTCTACGTTTAATTGCACTTGCAGCTTTACGTGTAACCCGAGAAACGCCCCGTGCCGCTCTACCTATAGCTCCACGAAAGGCACTGCCACTCTGCATAAAAAATAACCCATGCTTTTTTTTACGCGTACCTGACATCTTAATTTAAGAGTAGATTTTATCTAGCGTTAACTTACAGTCTTAGCACTAGCATTATGCTTTTGAATACCATGTAGAAGCTTCTGCTGGGTAATAATCCGGCTTGAAATCGACATAGTTTCAAGCTCCTGTAGTAGCAGTTTGTAAGCGTATGGAATCTCAATTGCCGAAAACTTTGTTGAGTTTCCACAGCCATTACACTGCCAAATGCCCTCTCGGGGATTTACAATGGCAATCAGACCACAATCCTGACAGCTCCAGCAACGGAATAAGTCTGAGCACTCCATCAGTCGCTCTTTAGTGAATTCTGCAATGCCATGCGCGGCTACTGCATCGCGCTCCATCTCACCAAAGCGTAGACCGCCCTCACGCGCTCGACCCTCTGCCGGCTGGCGCGTAAGCATAACAAGTGGACCCGATGAGCGTGAATGCATCTTATCTGCCGAGCAGTGGCGAAGACGCTGATAATAGCACGGACCCATAAAGATACTTGTTTCCATCTGCTTTCCATTAAATCCATTGTAAAGAATCTCATTTCCCTGCGGCTCCATGCCGAGCTGATCGCGCATAATCTTTGTAATGCCCTCAAGTGTTACATCATTGAAAGGGGTGCCATCACCCAGACATCCTAACTCACACCCCATCTTTCCTAGCAGGGTTTCCATAAGCTGAGCGATTGTCATACGGCTGGGAATACAATGCGGGTTAATAATAATATCGGGAATAATGCCCGAAGCGGTCTGTGGCATGTCCTCCGACTTTAGAATCATTCCTACAGTGCCTTTCTGTCCGTGACGCGACGAGAACTTATCACCAATCTCAGGAATACGGTCCTGCCGCATACGAACCTTAGCAAAGCTGTATCCCTCGCCATTACGATTCTTGAAGATACGATCTACCCAGCCAATCTCATTATTTCGCATTGTACGTGACACATCGCGATACTTCTTAGCTCCTACCGGAACAACCATGCCTGTAGGAACGCGAAGGGGAACAATCTTACCAATCAAGATGTCCTCCGTGTTTACAAAGGTCTGCTCTGGAATAAAGCCGGTTTCATCAAGCTTATCGTAGTTTGCGTTCTTCATTTGCTTTGTAAAATCAGAGTCTGGGCGCTGAAACCGCTCTTCCTCGCCCGAGGACTGATTCTTCCGCTCCTCATCCTTATAGGTGCGATAGAAGATGCTACGAAACAGCCCACGGTCAAGAGAACCCTGGTTAATCATAACTGAATCCTCCTGATTGTAGCCTGTGTAAGTCATAATCGCTACTACAATATTCTGACCACAGGGCATTGTTTGGGCACCGTAGAATTTGCTCATAAATGGTGATACAAACGGCACCTGCGGATAACATAGTAGGTGTGCCATTGCATCAAACCGCTCACGGAAGTTTAGAGCAAACATTCCCATTGCCTGCTTACCCATTGCCGCCTGATACGAATTACGCGGTGACTGATTGTGGTCAGGGAAAGGGATGTTTGATGCAAGAGTACCAAGAATAGTACTTGGGTGAATCTCTGCATGCGTATAGTTAGGCGCGCCAGGCACTACTGCATCTTCGGCCTTCATGGCAATGTATGAGCACTCCGTTTCACCAGGGTCAATGTACTCAATAATCTGCTCGCCGGCAGGACTCTCCCATAGAAGAAGGTCCTCCCAGCGCTTTGCATCGTGAATCTTCTTAAGAAGCGCTCGTGACTTATCGGCGTAAATATTTTTTAGTCCTTCTACAACAAACAGGGGGCGAAGCATGCGCCCTGCCTCCGTTGTGAGCCACAGTTCACACAGTGTTGCCTTCCAGATAATACCTGTCTGAATGTGAATACGCCCACGACGTTTTGCCCGCTTGAGTGTATCAAGCGTCGTAAGTGTATCACTTAGGGCAAGTGTACCAATCCATGCACCATTTAGAAACACACGGGTTGAGATATGCTTTTCCTGGATACTAGAATGTTCAAGTGATTTTAGCGTGCCAAGTGTATCAAGAAACTCCTTAACCGTCTTTGGATTACTATAGATACTTACAATTGCTGATGATGACATATTCTTTACAACACCTACTGAATGACCCTCTGGAGTTTCGGATGGGCAGATATAGCCAAACTGGGTATTATGAAGTTTGCGTGGGGCTACTAGTTTCCCCGTCTTTTCAATAGGTGTGGAGATTCGGCGCAAATGCGATACGCCACTGATGTAATTCAGACGATTTAGTACCTGAGATACACCAATCTTCGATGGACCGCCAATCTTTGCCGAGCCGAAATTACCCGTGGCAAGAGAGGTCTTCAGCCCCACTTCCATGATTACAGACTTAATGACCTTATTGATATTACTCACATTAAGAATGTCCTCGAAACTCTGCGAGGCACGCCAGCCACCATTATGAATCTCCTTGGCAAGCGATGAACGAATATCCTTAATCATTTTAGTAGTGAAGTATGTACGAAACAGGTTTGCCATAAGGAAGCCTGGAAGATCAACGCGCTTGTTTGGGTAGCCGTCGCGGTCATCATTAATAATCCGATTAGAAGACACCCAGAGAAGCTTCCGCGTCATATGAGCAAGATAGCAGGCCTTTGCATAAGCAAATGACGTGTCGAGTCCTACATGAGGAAAGAGCTCAGTATTAAGAATATCTTCAATCTTCATTTGGCGAGTGGTTCGAGATGACCAGCTGTTCACATGACTACTTAGCCAGGCAAATGCCTGCTCCTGAGTCTGAACATCCTGTGCCTCCTGAATAGACTCGTCAATAATACCATCAAATGTAGAATCGCCATTTGGACCAAGAATGAGGTCAAGAATAGTCTTGTCAGCAATAACACCTAGTGCCCGAAAGAGAATCCAGATAGGAATATCCGTCTTAATACGAGGCATTGTTGCACGTAGTAGATGAATCTGGGGATTCTTCGGATGATACATAATCTTCACAGCATTTGACTTCGGCACCTGGTCATTGTCAGGACCAATCGACTTTACCTCAATGACCTCAATCTCCTTTGTGGAATTCCGGTTATTGCGAAACACTACAGGGCGATTCTCTGACATTCGCTCCTGTGAAATAATCACGCGCTCACCGCCACTAACAATAAAGTAGCCACCAAAGTCCTCCTCACACTCACCTAATACACTGGGGTGAATGTGCTTCTGGTCGTGGAGAAGGCAGTATTTAGAGCCGACCATTACAGGAATCTTGCCCATATGCACATTCGGGAAAAGGCGCTCGCGGACCGTTCGCTCGCCCCCCTTTGTATTATCAATGTGCGTAGTGCGCACCTGAATGTCTACGAAAAGGGGTGAGGCATAGGTAAGATTACGCATACGAGCATCATTTGGCATCATAGGAAGAATGGCACCATTATTCTCAAAGATTGTGGGCTTTCGCAGCGTAACATTCTGAAAGGAAATGGCGACCTCATATTCATGCTTTGCCTGAGTACCCGTAGCTAATGGCTGTGAATCGGCAGCACGCCCCATAAGTGCATTTGCTGCCGAGGTAGAAAGACCCGTTGCAGAGGCTAGCGCGGAGCGAGGACCCGATAGGGGAGTTTCAGGACTTCCCTTCACAATAAGAGGATTCACCATCTGAATGATTTCGGGAATGTCAATGTCCATGAAGTGATTGAAGGATTCAATCTGATGACTAATGATTTGCCGACCTTCTGCCTGCTGAAAGTACAGCTCAAGAATGTGACGGTAGGATGGAAGGGCGTCAACAACGGACTGATCGGTGGTAGACATTAGAAACTCTTGTATTTTGAGTTAGGGGGAAAACTATTTAAATTTTTGTTTAGGGAGTAGTCTTTAGACGCTTTAATAGAACGCTCTCAGGATTGAAATATTTACACTCTATAGGGGATGGACGACACCACAATTAAAAAAATAACTATTACAGGGGCCGCTGCCGATTCAATGGCGCCATCATCATATAGTGGTGGCGATGCCCCAAGAAAAAAGACACAAAAACGTAAAAAGTTAACATTAGAAAACCCGATTGTTAAAAAAATAGAGGAACCACATTCCGAAATAAAAAAGGGAGCAGGAATGAGTCCTGGAACACTAGACCAGCTCGCTTCAACAAGTGTTTCCGGTCCAATTAACAGACCTCCGCAATTATTAATTCAGCAACCGGTGCGAATTGGAGGCGCCCCTGAGCAACGTGTTGTTCTTGCTAAATCCGAAAAAGCAGCAAAGGTAATACTTGGTGCCCCTCCAGCAAAAAAACACGTAGAGATGAGCTCTAAGAAGAAAACTGCTAAACGTGTAAAAGTTTCTGTAGGAGGTATTACTGTTCGTTTAAAACGGGCGAAGACAATCAAAAATAAATCAAAAGCACACACACTTGATGAAATCAAAGCGGAGCTTGTAAAGGCATCCCTTATTAAACCGGATTCAAAGGCTCCCGAGGATGTTCTTCGTCACATGTACACCGATTTTATGGTGCTTAAAAAACGGGCACTTTAACCCCTAACGTTTAGTATACATAAGGACATCCATACAGACTTATAATGTATACTAATTATTTTGAAGCATATGCTCATCATAGCAGTACCTATGGTGAGCATACAGCAATTTTCTATCTTGTAGGGAAATTCTACGAAATGTATGACTGGATTCATAAGGACACACGAGCCCCAGGCACTTCTATGTCAAAGGTTGTAGATATTCTTGGAATTCAAATGACTATTAAGAAAGGCGATAGTCCAGAAGACACGGATGGGTTTTTTGCAGGAGTGCCTGAGCAGAGTCTTCACAAATACGCCGCGGTTCTTACGCGGGCGGGGTGGACCGTAGTGATTTATGACCAGGTGAAGGATTCTAAGGGAGCAGTAAAATCACGTGATGTGTCCCGTATTCTTACGCCAGGAACACATGTAGAAGCAGTATCTCAAGATGCTCCCTATGTAGCTGGTATTTGGCTGGAAGATGCCCCCTGGGGTTCAAAAGACCCTCCAAGTTTTGCTCTTGTGTCAATTGACCTTAGCACGGGGCGTATTACAACATACGAAGGTGTAGCCCGTGGTAAGACGGGTGTATGGACTGCAGATGATGCCGTACATTTTTTTCAGGTGTACAGTCCTCGGGAGTGTACAGTATGGTGGCGCGGCGATGGAATTGCCTGTCCTTCTAAGGATTTTTTACGAAGACAATTTGCCCTTGCCTGTCAAATTCAAATTTACCAGGGAACTAAGGAGGCTAGTGGTGGATTTGAAACGCCATTTATTCGGGAAGAATTTCTACGGCGGGCAATTCAAAGTGATTCACTTCTTCCATTGCGAGAGTTTCTTGGAATTACAAATTTCGAAAAGTCTGAGCGGGCTATTTGTGCTACCCTTCAGCGAATTGAAGAATTGTTTCCAAGTGGAATTCAGAAATTCTATCCACCAACCCGATGGTCCCCAAATAGTTCCCTTTTCTTAGGAAACCACGCTCTGTATCAACTCAATATGATTACATCCGGTAATGAAGACAGCATACTAGGACTTTTCCAAAAGACACAGACATCTTTTGGCCTTCGGGCAATTCGGAATCGCCTTTTACATCCACATTCGTGCCCAGCAATTTTAAAACGCCAATATTCAGAAATTGCCATTTTTGAATCAACCGCAATTTCAACAAAAGTTGAGCATATTCTTAAGGGCATGGGGGACCTTCCTCGCCTTCACAGACGGCTTATTGGAGGTTCAATCACTCCTGAGCATATTATGGCAATTGACCAGACATACGTATGTGCTAAAAATGTGGCCGAGCTTCTTAAAGATACACCATTGGCCTATAAATCAGCATTGTCGTTAGAAAAGATTCACACAAGTTTTCAAGAAGTATTTTCGGTTGAGCGGGCATTAAAGGCATCGGACACATCCTTTTGTTTTCAACGCGGCAAGGCAGTAAGTGTCGATGCACTAGAAGATGAACTAACGGCTTTATTTGCTGGGCTTAATTCGGTTGTTACAAAAGTTACCGCTTGGGCATCTATTCCTCATAACGGGCTTCGTATTGAATATAAAGAAACAATGAGTCCAGTTCTTATTGGGCCAAAAGCATCAATGACTGCAGTACAGAAAGCAATTGCTAGTAGTCAAGCTCCTTTTCATAAACTCGAGCTTGTTTCAAAGAAGTGTACACCTCATATAGAAATTCCGGAGCTTGGTGAGGGTTGGGCACATATAATGAAAAAGAAGTGGCAACTACAGGAAGCAGTAAAAGCAGCACTAATTCCCCTTTGCGATGAATTGGCTTCGAAAAATCTGAATGAATGGGATGGTTTAGAGGATTGGCTATCACTTGTTGATGTTACATATACAATTTGGAAACGGTCAAAGGAGCTTGGATTTGTAATGCCTATAATTTTAGACGGCAATGAATCACGTATTTGTGTTACCGGTCTTCGTCATCCGCTTATTGAGCGCACTGTGACGCGCACAGAATATGTTAGTCACAATGTGGAATTAGGGAGTGAAAACGGATGTAATGGATGGCTTGTCTATGGAATGAATGCAAGTGGCAAGTCTAGTCTTATGAAGGCCGTGGGAATTGCGGTCCTTTTAGCACAGGCAGGGTGTTATGTTCCGGCGACAGTCTTTGCCTTTGTCCCTTTTAAATCACTTTTTACCCGAATTCTAAATACGGATAATTGGTGGGCGGGGCTTTCCTCGTTTGCTGTGGAAATGACAGAGCTTCGAGAGATTCTTTTACGGGCAGATAAAAATAGTCTTGTACTTGGGGATGAACTCTGCTCCGGTACAGAGTCAATTAGTGCAACGGCGCTTGTTGGGGCCGGACTAAAGCACTTACATAAGCATTCTGTGAAATTTATTTTTGCTACTCACTTTCATGGGCTTATGATGATTCCAGCTATTACTGAGCTTCATAGATTAAAAGTATGGCATCTTAAGGTTCGGTATGATGCATTATCCGATATTTTAGTCTATGAGCGGACCCTAACACCTGGTCATGGAAGTAGTTTATACGGATTGGAAGTTGCTCGTGCAATGTCTATACCTCGAGAAGTTCTTGATGATGCAATGAATATTCGTAAAACCCTTTTAGGAACTGCATCAAACTCAGATGCCCCACTATCAGCCTGGAATCCTGCAGTGCAGCGTAAGGCATGTGAGCTTTGCTCTAAATCTATTGTAAATGATTTAGAAGTACATCACATTCAGCAACGGGCAAATGCTGTAAATGGTCGTAATAGTGACGGAACACATATAAATGATTTACGAAATCTAATTGTTGTGTGTTCAAAGTGTCATGATTCTATTCATTCAGATTCGATACAAGTGGGTTCGGTTGTTCAGACAAGCGTTGGTCCTAGGCGAACAACTACAAAACGCTCAGTAATTATAAAGCCTTTGGCGGGAGGCTACTCAGAAGAGCAGCGTGAAACTATTGAAAACTATTTACGAAATAATCCGTCGGCAACACCCAAGCGGGCAGTATTTGATTTAGAGCAAAAAGGGATTACTATATCTTTTGCTAGTTTGAAGGGGTTTCGGAAAAATGTTTAAGCCGTTGGTGGCATAACAACAGAGGCGCCGGCAGGAATGGCAGATGCAGGAGCCATGATGTAGGAAAGCGGACCCGGGGGTCCAATAGGTCCAACAGGTCCAGGTGGACCAGCTACGCCCGCCGGTCCAGCTACACCATCAGTACCAGATGGTCCAGGCGGCCCAGTTGGCCCAGGCGGGCCCGCTACGCCAGCTACACTTGGACCACCACCAGCCATAAGAGTCCGGACAGCTGCCTGAAGAGCATTGATATCATTGCGAAGCGTTATAATTTCACGGCGAAGAGGATTGCCTCCCTGAAAGTTTAGCCCACCACCATTAAGTACAGATGACATTCTGTATTCACTATTGGATTCTAGAATGGAGATAATCCGCAGCAGTTCCCCCTTAAGAAAAATTGCGACCTAAGCTTCGTTTGACCATATACTATAGAAATGATTATCCCAATTCGCTGTATGAACTGTGGCAAACTTATTGGGGATAAGTGGCGGTATTATCAAAGCCAGCTAAAGCTCCTAAAGGGTAATGATGCCGAAACTCGGGTCTACTTTGATGGAACCACTATTCCTGTAACGGCAGAAAAGAAGGTTCTAGACAGTATGAAGGTAACCCGGTCCTGTTGCCGTAAGCACTTTCTCACTCAGGTAGATTTAATTGATAAGATTTAACAGGAGTATGGAGGTATATGTATCACCAATATATGTAATTTGTGCTGGATTGTTTATAGTTGGAGTCATATTTGTATTGCGCATACATACATCTATTATTACAGTTGCTGTTCTAGTCTTAATTATTTACACGATTTATCTACATAGTTCAATGTACAGCAATGAATATAGAAGTATGTCAATGGCTTCATGGATACAGAATCTAGCTCCAACACTTCTTACGGCCACAGTTGTACTTGTATCAATCGGCTACATTATACTTTTTTTGAAGAAACCGAAAAGCTCTTATACACCGAGTAATCAAAAACAATCAACTTCATTTTTTGATTCATTTATACAAAAAGTTACAAATGTAAAACCATCAACACAAACAGTAGGTAGTTCAAACTTTTCAGAATCTAAGCGCAGTGAATATATTTCGGCTCTAGATAGACTCATTTAATTGCTTTTGAACATGTAGAAGATGTCGAGTCGTAAAGGTAAATCAACACGTCGTTCAAAGGTTTTAACAGGAAAAATAATGAATATCCCGGAGCTAAAAGAGGCATTTGAGCTGCTTAATGCTAAGACGCATTCACTTCTTAAAAAGACGGATAGTTCAATGGATGAAACTGTCCGTGAATTCCAGGGACTCTGGAAATCGATTTTTCACAGACCGGTAACTAAGGAAGCGGCCCTTGCCTTTTTAGAAGTGAAACGCTCATCGAATGGAAAGGCTAAGCGTGGAAAGAGTCGCAAGCAGAAGGGTGGTTCAGCTGCCCCCCCATTAGCTGGTGCACCCCTAGACTATATGACTCGCCCCGGCATTGATTTAAGCTCGGGTAGCACATATGTAAGTGTTCCTGCCTACCAGGCACAAGGTTTAGATTCCTATAACAAATTTAACACTGTTGGAATTGACCAGGATACACGTGACCTAACTCCGCTTGTTCCCAAATCTATAGGGACAAATGAGGTCTGAGATATCTCTATTATAAAAATCACACATATTTTCCAGGAAATTGTGTGTGATTTTCATACACGAAACCTAAATAGGCAATAGGGTTCTTATTTAGAATGGAAGAGTCTCTTCGTGGAAGTGAGGCTCGCCAACTAGCTGAAACAATTATACGGACCTATTTTCAAACCCAGGACTACCCATTTACACGTCACCATCTTGAAGGATTTGACGCATTTCTCTCGCAAGACTTGCCAGCAATAATTAAGGCTGAAAATCCTTTTGTTCTTCTACAGGAGCCTATTGGAACTACTGGTGTATACGCCTATAAGGCTGAAATATACATAGGTGGTCTGAATGGGGACAAAATTTATATTGGAACGCCCTCAGTGAGCCTAAAGGAAACTGCCGAAATTCGGGCGCTGTTTCCGAACGAAGCGCGCCTTCGCAATTTAACATATGCCTCCACAATTGAAGCAGATGTTGTAATTCGGATAACGTTCAGTAAACCAAACCCTTCTGGTGGTAAACCAGTTTCGGAAATTGTGGAATTAAATCCGGCGCGGGGAGAGCAATTTTCCTACCTGGCTAAATTTCCCCTGTTCAAGATTCCAATTATGCTTCACAGCAGATATTGCCTTCTTCATGGGAAGCCCCAACTTTTCCTAAAAGAGGTTGGTGAATGTATCTACGACAGTGGTGGCTATTTTATAGTGGATGGATCTGAGAAGATTCTTATAACAAGTCAAGAGCAGGCATTTAACACCCTTAACATTGTGAAACAGGATCGTGACCCCCAAATTGGACTGTATGCCGCAATTTCCTGCCTAAATTCAACAACTCGGCAAATTAAGCGCGTTTCCTTTAATTGGATGAAACGCTCATCAAGTCTACAGGTGACTCTTCCCTTTGTTCGCAAACCGATTCCAATCTTTGTCCTATTCCGTGCAATGGGCTTACAGTCGGATGAAGATATTGTTCGAGCAATTATACCTGATGCCTCATCGGCAGAAGCATCCATACTAGAGCCCCTTCTACACGAGAGCATATTAGAAGCCTTCCCAATTTTGGACACCTTTTCGGCAATTCAATACATCAAAATCCTTACAAAGGGTTTCTCTGAGGCACATGTACTCAATATCCTTTACAATCAGACCTTTATTCATGTTGAGAATCGCAGTGGTGCTCGAATTGCCTTTCTTGCTGATTGTGTGCGGCGAATCCTTCGTGTTATAGCAAATGTAGATAAATCCACAGACCGCGATGATATTCGGAATCAGCGCTGCTTAACAAGTGGAGTTCTTGTTCGCACCCTTTTCCAAGCTTCCTACTTGTCCTGGAAAAAGTCGAGCCTTCTTACAATTGACAAGGAATACCAATACAACAAGAGCGTCTACGCCGATATGAACTTCCAGAATCTGTTTGTAACTGGCTCACTTTCAAAGATGCTTGGCGCTGGCAAATTAACGGAAAATGTTATGCGAGGATTTAAAGGAAAGTGGGGAGTGCCTGGTGGAGCCGAAAAGACCGGTGTAATTCAGCCCCTTTCACGCCTTTCATACCTTGATTTCATGTCACATTGTAGACGCGTTGTCTTAGACTTCGACACAGGGATGAAAATGGCGGGCCCGCGCCGTCTTCACACAAGCCAATTCGGTTATTTTTGTACAAGTGAAACACCTGGTGGAGCAAGTATTGGTATTACAAAGAATCTTAGTATGCTTGCCTCGGTATCTATATCGACAGACCCTGCGCCCCTTATTAAATGGCTATTAGAGCGCGGAGAAGTGCTTGGATGTGACCAAGTAAGTGCTGAGCTGAGCAATAATGTTGTTCCAGTCTATGTAAACTCGGGAATTGTTGGGTATACATTGAAGCCTCAGCTTCTTCGTGATGTATTAAAGGCTATGAAGTGGACGGGATGCCTACCCGCCTCGGCCTCGATTAGTTTTACAATTTCAGAGCGCCGTGTAAATATCTTTCTTGATGAGGGACGGCCGATTCGGCCACTTATCCATCTTGGTGCAAACGGTGCAGTTCCATTAAAAGCTTTAAAAGAAACAAAGTGGCGTGACCTTGTGCTAGGCACCTACCCTTTTACTGCATCGCGTGGAATGTATCAAGCCGGCTTTGTTGACCCGCTTGTTGCTAGTAAATCTGTTTCTATGGCTGAATATCTAAAAGTGTTGATGCCATATGCAAGCGCAATTGAATACGTTGACCCGTATGAGGCAAATGAAGCTTATATTGCTATGTATCCAGAGTATATCAAGGCTGAAACAAGTCACTTAGAAATTCACCCGAGTACAATTGTCGGTTTACTAACCTCTATTATCCCCTTCCCAAATCATAATCAGTCCCCACGTAATCAGCTGAGTTGCTCGCAGTCGAAGCAGGGACTCTCAGTATATGCTACAAACTATACAAATCGGTTTGATAACATGGTACACGTTTTATCATATGGCGAGGCTCCTCTTGTTAGAACCCTCTATTATGACTATCTTGCCGATGGTCAAATGCCATACGGACAGAATCTTATGGTGGCAATTGGCTGTTTTACGGGCTATAATCAGGAGGACGGTATTGTGTTTAATGCCGATTCATTCCAGCGTGGTATGTTCCGTAATATGACCTTTCGTAGCTACGAAACCTTTGAGGAGGACGATGAGATGCTAAAAATAAAGACGCGTATTGCAAATCCTGCCAGCCTTCCTGGCTGGACTTCATTAAAACCCGGTATAGACTATTCTAAATTAGATACGCGTGGTATTATTCGCGTTGGCGAATATGTAGATGAAAACACAGTTCTTGTTGGAAAGTATATGCAGACGGCAAATGGTGAGATGCGCGATGCTTCCATGACAGCACAGGTGTGGACTACGGGGCGTGTGGAAAAGATTGCCGTTATGACAAGTAATACTGGACGGGCACTTGTTAAAATCCGTGTTATACAAGACCGTATTCCAGAGTTGGGTGACAAATTCAGTACTCGCCACGGACAGAAAGGAACTATAGGTATGCTTGTACGGGAAAATGACATGCCACGTACAAAGGATGGGCGGGTTCCAGATATGATTGTTAACCCGCATTGTATGCCATCACGCATGACAATGGCTCAGCTTTTGGAGTCACTTCTTGGAAAGGCTGCAGCGGGGCTAGGAGCCATTGGAAATGCCACGGCCTTCATGAATGAGGGAAATCCATCAGAACAAATAGGAAAAGTCCTACAGGACCAGCTTGGTTTAAACTCACTCGGCGACGATATACTCTATGATGGTATGTCAGGTCAACAGATTCCTTCATCGATTTTTATGGGAAATATTTACATTATGCGTCTAAAACACATGCCTGAGGACAAGTGGAATGCCCGTGGGGAAGGTCGGCGGGAACAGCGGACCCACCAACCAACGGGAGGGCGCGGAAATCAGGGTGGTCTTCGTATTGGTGAAATGGAGCGCGATGCTATTGTTGGGCATGGAATTATGGATTTTGTGCGTGAGTCGTACATGAAGCGGGCGGATGGTTATGCTACATATATATGTAATGGATGTGGTACTATACCAATATATAATGAGTCAAAGCGTCTATACATTTGCTCGATGTGTGATGGACCGGTTGAATTTATAGGTGGAAGTGCAACAACCTTGGACATATTACCACCAAATGTTCGGAGTTTGGCTACGTTTTCTAAGGTTGAGATTCCATATTCTATGAAATTATTGGACCAGGAGCTTTCATTCTATATGAATATTGGAATGCGTATGTTAACTGCCAAAAATGTAACACATTTACGGGGTGCTCCACTTGTTGAGCTTACTGCCGACCAGCAGCGAAATGCACTAGAAACAGTTCTACCTGAACGTACACTACTCGATACAATTGTACCTGAACGGATAGAGCAGAAAGAGGTACTTGAAGCAACAGTGGATGATTTATCAGCACTTGGAGCAACTCCTCAACAGGAGCAAGAAGCGCCGTTAGCAGCAAATGTTCTAAATGCTGCCATGACGGCAGCAGTAAATGCAACTCTTTCATCAAATTCAAAGAGCCCTTCGAAGCTACAGAGCATGGCCATAAATGCTGCCGTTAATGCTGCAGTATCTGCTGCTAACTCTGTAAATTCAGGAGTAAACTCTCTAAATTCAGAGGGGAATGCTGTAGCTAACTCTGCCAATTTACCAACAAATACAATTATAAATTCAGCTATAAATTCTGGACTCAACTCCCTACAATTTACGTCAGCTCAGCCAGTACAGCAACCTAATGTGAACTTTTCTGAAGAAGAGCCATTTGGTGTTGATGATTATGAGAGCCTTGACCAAACAGCTAGACCACAGAATACCAATGTAACAAATAATGCAAATAATAATGCTATTAATGTACAGACAAATACACAGCCGGTATTAGTTGTCCCATTAAATATGTCACAAGGCGCTACAGCTACTCAGTATGTACCTTCTGCTGCTCCAGGAGCCCCTCCAACACTTGCAATTGATACAAGTGAGTCAGCAATGAGAAATATTGGCACAGTGCCTCAAGCACTTCCACGTTCACCTTCGCGAGTAAATTCACGAGTAGCTGCACCAAGTGGAGCATCATCTACAAATGCAAACTCGGCGGCAAATGTTAAAGTGAATGTTGTAAAGAGCGAGTAACGCTCTACCGTGTTGTAGGCAAGTATGCTTGATTTAAACAGCCTAAAAGGCTGTTTAAATTCGGCACTTGCCGTTAGAGTAAATTTGAACCCTATTTCAAACCCCCTTCTAGGTAGAATGGACTTTGAAACAGTAGATATCCTCTTTCGCTCACGGCAAACTCTTCTCCAGATTCTGGAGGCAAAGGGATACAATGTTACCCCATACCTACGGTTTGGTCCCTTTGAGATTGAAACAATGGCATCAGGGACCAAAGAAGTATCTTTACGAATGGATTTAGAGCGCTCTATAGAGAAAGAGGGAGCTCCAAGCAAGTGCCGCGTTGAGTATGCTATTCCTCGTGTAAAGAATCGCCTTAGTGGATTTCTGAACAAGTTGCTTGAAACTGATAGCGGTGAGCCTGCTATTGACCCATTAACAACGGAAGTTATTGTTATTACGCTTGAGGCCATTGGTGACAGTTTCACAGCAGCCGCCCTAAATCTGTGGAACAAGCAGAAGCTTCGTATTAGCTTCTTTGATGCAAATACCATTGTAAGTAATCCATTAAACCATGTGTTAGTACCGAAGCACGAATTCTTCCCAGAGTCGAAACATGCAGAATTCTTGAAGGCTAACTACATTAAGTCAAAATACACTCTACCCGTTATTAAATTCCACGATGACATGATTGGACGTATTCTAGGTCTTGTTCCCGGTGATATTGTAAAGATTACACGACCCAGTCCTCAAGCTGGTGAATACATATTGTACCGTATTTGTAATGTCTAATAAGGTCTAGTACTAAAGTTAAGTACTTGGCGGTATTTAAATCGGAACATATCGGTAGAGAGGTATGTCGTGTACAAACCTAATAAATTCTCATTTTACAGATCAGTCCTCATTAGATTCTTGGAAAAATGCTACACTCGCCATATTAAATCAATACACTACAAAGTCTAGCTATACCGCTGATGATTTAAATTTTGTAGTAAATAATATTGCTGTAGATGTTGTTAATCACCATCAGTGTATTAAATCAATGGGATTACAAAATTCGATGGTAGGTACGAATGTTAATTCACTTCAAGGTAAACTTGCAAATTTAACTGAAACAATTGAACAGCGTGAAAAGGATGTAGTTATTTCGCACGATCGCGCACTAATTGCTAGAAATCCTGAACAGTCGCGTGGTTATTATGATGGGTGGTTTCCTATAAGTCGTCCATTAAAACATTATACAATTCCTATTCTTATATCAATATCAATATTTTTATTTACGCTCGCTTTACTGTATTTTCTGAGTCTACTTGGACTAGATATCCGATTTATTGTACAAATTCCAGTAATGCGTCAAGCAGGAACTACGTTTTCATACGGTGCACCTCATATTTTAAAGTCAAAGCCATTTTTAATCATGAGTGGTATTGCCTTTATTCTACTCATTCTAACCATTTATGGATTTACTAAGAAATGATTTCACACGTCCTAATAAATGGAGCCTGTACTTCAAATGTGTGATCCTGTACTTACGCAAGAAGATGCCGAGCGCCGTGTAATTTCAGCACTTATTCCTACACCTGGATTACGCCGTGATAATCTAGGAAATCTAACAGATGATTCAATACAAACTGTTATGGAAGGACTAAAGAGCCTAGGTATTACAATTGATTCTGATTCCACAAAGACAGCAATGCTTCAAGAAGCAAAATCATCTCTCTGTAAACTAAATGCTCAGTATCAGTTTCTTCTTGATGGACTACTTAGTGCTATTGCCCGGTCTGATAAGAGCGGAGTAACAAAAAAAGTAGTTCAAACTATGCAAGAAAAAAATCAGAGCATGCAGGATATTTTATCTATATCCCGGTATGTAATTGATATGCCAATGGATACAGTTAAAGAATCATTTATAGGAACACAGGTTGATACATTCAAATCATACCGCGAAGCATTCCAAACAATGGAGCAAACAATTCATGCAAATACAAAAGCGCTTGCCACAAATGAATTTACACGGGCCGAAGAGCGCTCGCTAAAAATCAGCGAAGACAAGAACGTGTATGCAGAGCGTTTAACAAATCTATATGGGGTTCTCAATATTGTTTCAATCGGACTTCTTTTCTATATTATGTATAACTAAATAGATATGGAAGAAACCGATTCAAAACGACGCCAAACACAAATTAACGAGTGGAATTATCATGATAAAATGGAAACACTTTTCATATTTCAACTAACCTTTCTTGCTTTTGCCGTAACAATTATTCTTCTAAGCCTCTGGAAATATGGAATACTTTCTAGACTATATGCTATATATACGGGTGTCACCGCGTTAATAATTATACTAATAGTTGGAATCATACGCAGACTCTACACGAAAAATGTACGGACTAGAGAAAATTGGAACGGGCGCACCTTTGAAGGTGATTATTCTCTTTCGTCACTTGTTCCACCAGCAGTACTTGCAGCAACTTCAACAGCAAATAAACAGGTATGTGATGCAGTAAAAGCTAATTCAGGTGCATCTACAAAACCTGTAACAATTTCGTGCCCTTAAATAGAAATATGAATTCTTGCGGAATGCATCTTGATTCTATAGAAGAAATTTTAGATTCTGCCCGCGATAAAATGAATGCGCTTAAAAGTGATATACGTGAAATAAAACCGGTTACTGAGCGTGTGGATCGTATATTCCGTTCATACAATGCTACGCTTGAGAATGTTATTGTGAAAACAAAGGAGCACATATCAAAGATGGATCGTCTTTTAAAAAATCAAAATGGGGGAAAGCGTCGAACATTGCGCCGGCGCAAACACTAAGTTGCAGACCTTAAGTGGGCGCTTTTTGAGTAAAAATTGACTGCATCATTTTTTACTTTATCCTTATAGGATGCCAAATTGCGAACGTTGTGGACAAGAATTTTCAAGAGCAAATGGACTTGAAAAACATTTGCTACGTAAAAAACCCTGTAAGAAGCCAGTTGCGCTTATTCAGCGAGAGCTAGAAACAGCAGGGGTTGTTACAGAATCGTTGGAAGAATTTCGGGATTCATCTAAGAAATTTAACAGCTCACTTTCAAAAAAGCTACGCTCTGATATGGGAATTTACTTTACGCCTAAAAAGGTACGTAGTCTTCTTTTCGAGAAACTCGATGAGCTTGGTGTAGTTCCATCCACAATTTTGGAGCCATCTTTTGGGTCCGGTGAATTTATTCTTGACGCTCGGCACAAGTATGCTGACGCTCACATACATGGCGTTGAGATGAATGAAGCCCTTTTCAAATCTGTATCATGTCCAAATGCCACACTTGTTAATGCAAACTTTCTAGATTGGTCTGGTACTGCCGATTTGATTATTGGAAATCCCCCATACTTTGTAATGAAAGATACTAATAAACATCGGCTATACGGGGAGTGTATGACTGGACGAGCAAATATCTATATATTGTTTCTGTATAAATGCCTGAAGGAGCATTTGAAAGACAATGGCTTTCTTGCCTTTGTTATTCCTACTTCACTCTATAACTGCTCCTATTATCAACCGATCCGTGATTACATCTATAGACATATGACAATTCGTTATGTAGAAACTCTTAATCGTCCTGGATTTTACCAGACTGGACAGGAAACGATTCTTATTATTCTACAAAAAGGGAAGTATGATGACGCCTACATTTATAAGGCTAAAACAGGAACCATCTATATTTCACCCTTTTACAAGGAGCTTTATCTACTGAGTGAATCAACCACAAGTCTTGCCGAGCTAGGAATTGGTGTAAAGACTGGAAATGTTGTGTGGAATCAAGTGAAAGATAAATTATCAGATACAGGAACACTACTTATTTATTCAAGTAATATCCGTGGTTCAAAACTCACTCTTGGAAACTTGAAAGGGACAAAGAAACAGTATGTGAAGGATTTGAAGAAACCGAAACTAAAAGGGCCCGTGATTCTTGTTGAAAGAGGCTATGGTAATTCGTTCAGTTTCGATTCAACACTTGTTACCATGGATGAATTCTATGCCGAGAATCATTTAAATGTACTCTATTTGAAATCAGGGACACTTGCAGATTTAGAGCGTGTAGTAAAAAGCTTTCAAGATAAACGGAGTGTACAATTTATTCGGTGGTTTTTGGGAAATGGATCGATTTCATCAAAGGATTTAGAGGGGGTTGTACCGATATACTAGGCACAACACGTTAATCAATTTATTAACTCGACAATTTCTTCAATCATACAATTATTTACATGTAATTCGTATAGGCGTGTCCATAAATCAGTATCGTAAATTCTAGAATTCATATAATCGTCAAATAGTTGTGTTATTCCTATAATATCCTCTTTTGCTGTTGGAAGGTGATTTCCATTATCCCTATAATTTTTCAAAAAACTAAAAATGTGTTTCATTAGGCATTTGTATGCAGATGGTGTTAAACCCTTTAGAGTCTGCTCGAGTTTATTTAGGGTCATTGTGTTTTTTACTTGGTGTTTAATCCTTAAATTTGTCATTGCATATATACGTGATGTATTAGAATCCGACATAGATGATTAGACGTAAGAAATGTTTAGACCGTATTTTTATTACCGTGTTGTGCCTAATTTAAGTACCCCCTAAAAGGGGGTACTTAATATTGCCTACAACCCTATGATAGCAAGTATGCTACATTTAAACACTCCTCTAGGAGTGCTTAAATTCGGCACTTGCCGTTAATAACGCGCTGGAAGACGTGCCTGAATATCCTTCAAGACATCCATAATCTCTGAAAGTGTTGGCTCGCGTCGTACGTACTTCATACGGTATGACCATGTGCGAATAGCCTGAAGAATTTCATCAGTACTTAACCCTGTAAAACTCCTGATTTCATCTACCCGTCGGTTATCGTAGTAATAATATTGGGCAGCCAGTTCATAAAGCTTTGAACGAATCTCCCCGTAGTTACGCTGGTGTTTAGTGGCAATATCATACATTGATTTACCGCGTTGAATCTTTGTTAGTAGTGATAGTGTTTCTTCATCGGTCCACGTGACACCCATGCGCTCATTGCTAAGAGGCTTAACTACTTTTACGTTTTGTGACATTTCTACATCGATTTGAAAAATCCCGCCAGTTCAATTTTTTAAGAGTTACTCAATTGTCTTCTGTAAAGGAACAGTAATCTCAGGATACTTTGGCGGTTCAACATAAACAGGCTCACGCCGTGTTGATCCAATAACTGTAAACAGAAGATAACGTTCCATACAATCTATACACAGGTCATTAGTATCCCCTTTAAAGGTTTCAATAAGTGATGTCATATAGAGGTCAACATAATCATTGAATGCCTGTTGATACATCCCTTCAAAATGAACACGGTAAAACATCATATAGTAATCGATAAACCCCTTTCCGAAGCCTGCCTGACTGAGTGCCTTATCGTGTGCCCAGCCGTGAACAAGTTTTACTGCTGCATCGTGGGCAAATCGTTTGGCATTCTTAAATGCTTCAGCGTTACACGCGTGGCAGGTCATTATTAACTAACTCGGAATGTTTAACTACATCAATTTTTTTAGTTAAGGGATTATATTTAACAATGCGTACTAAAGGCTGTAAAGGAACATATGGAAGCTGTGTAGTCCGGTAAACACCAATATGTTTCCAACGGTTTGGATTCATCTATTAATTCTAGTAAAAATGGGTTTAGATAACACTTGCAGTTACCAGGTGCCCGGCGAGGTGAGCTCGATGATTGCATTAACCACATCGCCCTTAGCCGACGTTAATGCCATTGATGCAATCCTATGCGAAACGTTTGCTTGGGCTACTACAATATTAAGATCCTCTTCACTAAAGACGGATACATCAATGTGCTCATCACTGTTAAAGAGCGCCTGTAGGCCTATACTAAAGCTTCCATCCATGATATCGGGCTCAGGTTCTGGGGCGACATTATAGATGACGTCTGGGTTAAAATTTCTGAAGTGCATCAGCTCTTCTAGACTTGAATGTTCACTAGATGCATCATATGAATCGGCCTCTTTCATTTCATATTCGCATGGCTTTGCTCGGCACAGCGGGCATGCTTTAGTGTTATGTAGCCAGTCACTAATACATTTCAAGTGGTAAGGGTGTCCACACGACATAAGTACTTGGCCGGTTTGTGCATTAATCGCGTCGAGGCAAATAGAGCACTCCATGTTTGGTAGAATCTTTACTAAACGCGGAGAGCTTCAATTTTTGAGAATTGTTAACGGCAAGTGCCGAAATTAGTTTTGTAACTTTATGACAACACGTTAACTCGCCAAGCGCACATAAACCTTTGTATGCTCAACATGTCCACATATATCTGGTATGTCAAATTCAGGCACAGTATTGAACTTTTCAAAACAGGCACTCTTTATTGTTTCAGGAATCATTGTGTTTCCATCAGTAGATACACGATTAATGTCCTGCCGTATATATTTTAAAAATGTTCCACAATCCTTTCTAGACTCTGGAGGAATTGATAACTCTTCCTCAATCTTTCGTCGCACTGCTCCCCACTGTACTGCATAATGGCTATGACTTGTCGCCTTTGTTAAATAGGCTAACTTCTCTTGAAGCATATTTGTAATAGTAATTGCTATAGAAATTGTGCCAAATGCCCATGCAAGTTTAAATGCACCCACTTGCTCCCCTCCAGCAATAACATTACTTAATCCACTTACAGCCGTAAGTACATTAGATACTATCGCCATTTTTCTAGCCCGTTTATCGTAGCGTGTAAAAGCCTCGGTGTGCATCCATTCAAAACATTTTGCCTGGTCGCACCATTTGGCAAGCATAATATCAATGGATGGAATCCATTGAACTGGAGTCTTAGGATTTATTTCGGCTTCATCAGACATTTCTATTTATGAATACCATATTCCAATTGTTATTATGTAGTAATTCATAGCCTACAGATATTAACTGCTCAATAAGAGCTCTAGTTATACCATTAGTATCAGCACCCTTCAAATAATAATCGAATTCTACACAGAGAATACGTGGTAAAATCGAATCCTCTAGCATAGTTTCTAAGACTTGAATTTCAGCTCCTTCAATATCAAGCTTCAAAACATCAACCTTTTCAATGCCTTTCCGCTTTAGAAATGCCGAAAGACGCTCTACAGGCACAACTGTATACAGTCCACCATAAAGGTTTGGAATAAGTGTTTGAGAAACATAATTCGGATTATCCTGGTGGTAGAATTTTAAATTTCCTGCGTGTTCCCATAATCCTACAGGGTTCATAACTATTTTGGAAAAATCAGGAGTAATTGGGTCAATCCAGGTTTTATAATCGGGTTGAATACTACATGAAAAGGGGCTTGTTTTCCCAGATGCATAATACGTCTGTATTTCATCAAAGTGTTTTAAAGCTCGCACTGTTGGGTCAAGAATTTCAACGCGGCATCCATATTTACTTTGGACTACAAGGTCAAAGGAAATATCTTCTCCTGCCCCAGCCGATACTACAATACTTGAGGCATCAAGACCACAATTATCGGGCAGCCACCACCCCCCGTAACGTGTTCCGTGGTTAACGCCGGCTGACATTAGAAATAATTATAGATTTCCCTTTAACACGGTAAGCTAACTTTAGCACTTGCTTTAATCCTCAAACACAGCATTTGCTAATCCATTTTCGAAGCGCATCCAATTAAGAGCAACACAGTACACCTTAACCTCCCACTCGACTCCTAATGGAGCTCCAACTTCTAAGCTAAGACGGAATGAAGATGCTCGCGATACATTAATAGAGCCTGTAGGTTCGTGAATACCTGGGCGCTCAGCAAAGGTATAGCCATAAATATAATGCGAATATGCTGAATAGCCCCCCTTATGCTTACGTGCTATATGTTGTCTAAAAAACTGTTCATCAGAATCAACAAGTGTAATTCCATTTACTTGTAGGGCGGCACTAACAAGAAGGGGCTTTGTTAGAAATGTTCTATCAGTTGACCAATTTGACTCAAGCGTATCGGAATAATTTGTCCAGTCATTATTTATATAAACATCTTTTCGGCGTACAATCCAAATTATTTCCTCTATAGGATGATTGGCCTCTAACGGCAGTTGTACATGAACACTATCACCAGAGCCCTTTGCTAACATATATTTCAGTGGCTCACTAAAGGTAAAGGTCTGTAATTCACGGTGAAGCATTTCAAAGGGATTTCGTAGAAGTGCTTGGCGAAATTCACCATCAATAATTGCTCCATGGGTAAGAAGACTAATTCGTTGTAAAAGAGGAATTGAATTCGCTGTAAGTACTGGGACAGTAGTTAGACCGTCTTGGAAAAGAATTGTCTGGGCTAATGGAACTGAATTACACGAATCTCTGTAGCCCCGTACTTGCCGGACGACTTCTGAAAAGGGTCTTAGCGTGATATGAATACGGGTCGAGCCCTCTTTAATTGATATGAGTGGCAGTGCTTCTTGGCGTGGAACACGTCCAAAAAAGAAGGGAAGGGGGCAGTGAAGCGTACCATCCTCTGTAGGGTAAAGACGTGGGGACGGTATCGGCCCATTAGCCCCTATGCCCTTTAGAATCGCCCTGCTAACACGTCCAAGGTGGTCGTAGCTTACACCGTACTGAGTATTGTAGTCAGAAAATAAAAGGCTAAATATATTAATAAAGTCGCCATCAATTGTTTCTACCGTCTTTCCATCAATTTCTAGCTCGGCCGAAAGTATAATGGATGAACCAAGAGAGTTTGCATATTCCCATGCAGCTTGAACATCTGTATATGTGTATATACCACCATCAAGCCGATTTTGAACACCTGCATCTAGCCAGTGCCCTAGATGAATTTCTAGGGCTGCCCCGAATAGAAGGTCACCAACAACTGTTGAGCCAATGTCAAAGGTAAAGCGTTGTCCAAGCTCAGCAGGACCGCGAAAAGGTACGTATTGGACTTGGGGCGAAAATGAAACAGTTCGTCGAGATTTATCACGTGTAAACCATGTAACTTCTGTTTTTAAAGGGAAAAGGTCATTTTCCTGATCGTCGCGATCTGTAAGATCTAAAAGGGTTACTATTGAGCCGAGGGGTTGCTTGCTCATCTAGTTTAGTTAGATCTAAACACTTTAGTCCCAATTAATTACGGTATTATTCCGTACAGTTTTTCTCATCAACTGAGAATATATGTTTCCATACTCTTTCTGAATAGTGTACAACTTCTGCATTTATGTGTGAATGCTCCTCAAGAAGTTTTTTGTAAAATTCAATAGGTTTTTTACGAATATCTTCACGTGATACTAATAAAATACCGGTGTACGATAAGGAAGTCAACTTTTCATTAGGAAAGTGTTTATTAAACCATTTACCCAGTGGTCTTTCACTACTTGGAATTAAGGATGAATCAGAATTCTTTTTACTATTTGCTTCATTTGATATGGGGTACGAATCAATACTAAATTTATATGCTTCATTTACATCATTAATATTTTTATTAACAATCATATACGATTCTTTATTATCTTTACCATTTTTTAAATACTCTATAATTCGTAAGACCTTTTGTTTCTTATCATCTCTATACCAGGCAGAGCCAGGAACAAAAAATGTTAATTTTGCTAAGTTATGATAATTTTGTATAACATGATGTAAATATGTATGCGATTCTCGCCCAAGATTAGGCAACTTTATTAGCTCACTTTTATCTATAATAAAATCAGTATTATCTCCTTTATTATATATAAATACTCTATCATATAACTCATATGGAATGTTTTGTATCCAAGAAATATCTTCTTGATATCTGGCAACAACTATGTCAAGAGATGGGGCTTGGGTAAAAAACGTTTCACATGATTTGTATGATAGAATTAATATAATACATAATATAAGTAGTAGTATCATAGATATTTTTAAATATAGTGGCAAGCCCATGCCTTTCTATTAGCAGTAAATACTTAATTAGAATATCGTAAGAACCCCCTGTCATCCTCAATAGTATAGAGGCACCAACTCTCCACTACAAGAGTCATTTCAACAACCTTTGTCGTAAAGCTCTGATCAGCATTAGGAAGCCTGAGATAAATAAGAATAACAGGTTTATCTGCAGTGGAAAAGTTAATAGAGCCTTCGGGAACATACTCATGGTTTGTTTCGCGCCCACTAACATCCCCAAGGTCCCAATTCATTTCTCCCAATGCAAATCCTGGGTCACGTGTTTCCTTTGAAAAGGGAACTAATGTATTCCATATAAGGGGTGTTTGTAGTGATTCACGGTCACGGGCGGCAATTAAAAGAGATAATTGCGAATAATACGGATTATTATAACCGGATGTTGCCCAACGCCGCCCGCGATCTAAGTCATCTCGCGTCCGTAAAAACCAGAACATTCGTGATGCTGTATGGGAAGCATAAATATAACGGGTGAAACTCGGATTTATGCCGGAAGCAGATTTATAGTCGAGCCCTCCAAAGGTAAAGGCATTTTCATAGAAAATAGAATATGAGATTTCATGATCGGTGTCTTCTAGTGCTTCGCGTGATTCAGGGTCAAAATACACATGACGAGTTTCTAAGGTAAGTGTCGGGCGAGCTATTGATTCCCTTGGTAAAGGGGCTACCGTGTACGGTGTTCCATTTGATGGAGGATACACAGTAAATGAAGGCTCTTTCCATGGGGCAGGATACACTACAGAGTAATCGGAGCATTCAATACATTCTTCTAAGGGACGCATAACAACTTTAAGGCGGAAATTCTGTTTGCGCATTGCAATTGAAGGGATGCCACGTAAACCACCAAGCATGGGGAGGGTAAGACGAAGGCGTCCGGGAGTTGCATTTCTATACAAGGTTACTCCAGATACGTCGCTCATTCCTGTAAGGGCTTGGTCAAGGTAGGCTGAATTTAGGGAGCCTCGGGAAAGTCGCGAAGCCCAGAGTGCATCTCCGCTGAACTCTTGAAGAAGAATTTTGTCCTGGAATAATTGAATTGATGAAAAGAGAAAGTAGCCGGCGCCCTGAGTATAGCCATAGTCCCGCCCAGAAGTTGCTGAAACCCGGTATCCACTTTTCATGTTTAGAGCGGCCTCTACGGGTGGTAACCAGGATGGGAGGTCAATAAGAAGAGTGGTATCTAGAAAAACATCTCCAGCAACTTCAAATTCAAATTCACAGGTACGTCCAAAATCTGGGGCATTTAGAGGAACTGTCTGGCGAATTTCACTTACAAAGGCTGGCCGGCGACTATAACGAGTTTCAAAAGGATTTACAGCATTGGCTAGTTTTTTGCTCAAGAAATAAGTATCTTTATTTCCACGGGCAATTGATTCATATAGGGCTCCTTCGGAAAGAAGACCGGCTCGAGCCATCTATCGGTGATTGCTTAAAATAAGTAGAGTGGAATTAATCCATATCTTCAACGCTAGCTGGCGGTAACACTTTTAAAGAAAGTGTTGCTGTTCCTTCATCAGAAGGTAAAGAAAGCTCTGCAATGCGTCCTTGACGATACATTGGAATTCGAAGTGTACACGGAGCACCCGTCTTAGTCCATTCTGAAATTGCTGAACGAATTTGAATGTATGCATTATCTGAATGATTCATTCCCATTTCAGGTGGAAGATCCGCGATTTTTTTGAGAAGTGTTATAGATTCTTTTAGACGGTCGCTCTTTTCCTTTAATGCCATATTCTTTTTATGAAACTAAGAAATTCTTTAGATACTCCTTACAGTGACAGTACGTTTTTTTCTATAAGTACTAGTACGTTTTTTTGAAGAAACTTTACGTGAACGTCCACCTGAGATAGGAGTTGTTGTTGCACTTAATTTTGATAAAAGCATTGTATAAGTCTGTTTTATTTCTTCTATTGTATTCTGAACACCAATAATCCAAGAATTTTCAGGTACTATTTGAAGTGCATTATTAATTGCTGTAGTAACAGGAGGTATAGTATCTAGTACGCTTTGAATATACGATTGATTTGCAAGTATATTATCAGATTTAGCTACCCAATATTGTTGATTAATTATATACCTCATAAATGTAATAGTTGCTATCATTACAGTAATGTTTTGTTTGTACGTGATAAGTTTAGTATTATTAGAATCATTTTCAAGAGCCCTATTAATAAGTACTTCAGTTACCATAGCATTATTTTTAAGATTTTCATGCTGATTGCTTAAAATAGATGTAGCATTAGTATTAGCAGGTGAATTTATTCGTATTTTTAGATCATTTACAAATTGACTGTATAACTCAAATGTAACTTGTATAGCTTGTTCATCTTCTGCTAAAGGAGTCTGAGTTGTTATTTCAGGAGTCTGAGTTGTTGTTTCAGGAGTCTGAGTTGTTGTTTCAGGAGTCTGAGTTGTTATTTCAGGAGTCTGAGTTGTTGTTTCAGGAGTCTGAGTTGTTATTTCAGGAGTCTGAGTTGTTGTTTCAGGAGTCTGTGTTGTTATTTCAGGAGTCTGAGTTGTTGTTGCACTTATTTGTGATAAAAGCATTGTATAAGTCTGTTTTATTTCTTCTAACATATCTTGAAGCGTAACAATCCAAATATATTTAGGTATTAGTTGAAGAGCGTTATCAAATAGTTTAGTAATAGTGGGTATATTATCTAGTATTTTAGTAATAGACGCTTGAAGACAAATTGTAGGTCTTAATGAACCAGAGATATCCATTTCATTTCTCAAATTAAGGATATCAATCATTAGTTTCATGAATGCTAATATTATAGCATTATGGTGCTCCTGAAATTGAATTTCGTTAGCAATTGAAGAATCTATAGAATTTTGTAGCTTACGCTTATTTATTTCTTTTTTAGCAATAACAGCAAGTCCCGTAACATTATAGGCCTCTGCAGTTAAGCGATTAATATCATCAGTACTAGAAAGCGATTTTGAGTTTACTTTTATATCCTCTACAAATTTATTGAATGAGTCATATGCAATTATTACAGGGTCTACATTTTTAACATTTGATGAATCAGATGTTGTTGTTTGCAATTGAGGGAGAACTGTTAATGTAGGAGCCGAGCCTTCTATAGGGACACTGGGTATAGGCTGCAGAGTCGGGGGAAGAGTTGGTGTAGGTAGCTTTATTACAGGAGGAAGCTTTATTGGTGTAGGTAGCTTTATTACAGGTAGAGGTTTTATTTGTACAGGAGCCTTTATTGGTGTAGAAGGGTTTGGTTTTACAGGAACCCTTATTGTTATTCTTCCCCCTTTTTGATTTTGTATCATTATCTATTATATTACAATATAATAAATAATGATTTTATCGTTATAATACGATAACGTGTAACGGCAAGTGCCGAAGTTAAGTACCCCTTTTGGGGTACTTAACTGTAGCATACTTGCCATATTAGGGTTGTAGGCAAAGTTAAGTACCCCCTTTTAGGGGGTACTTAACTTTGGCACAACACGGTATTGCTAAACACAGGCATTCCCATTATTACAGGCTAAAGCAACTGTACGCCCTTCAGCAATAGAATAACGCTGTGCAAATGTTACATATTTTGTTGTACATGTTGATGCAAGAGTAGCTCCGCATCCAGTATTACATGTAGGTTGATTAGCAAGTGTTATTGTTGAATAATAGACCCATTGAGTTTGACCCTGAAGTTTGCGGATTCTATCACTTCCATCCATTCTACTATAAAGTATTACTTAATTTAAATGGATCTAAAATATGCTAGACCCCCCGCGGAGTAAAATTGACGGCGCGACGGCCCCTAGACGTTCTTGCCTCCAATATGGTGTAACGGTTAGCATAAAGGGTTTTCACCCCTTAGACCCGGGTTCAACTCCCGGTATTGGAATATAGAGTTTGTAGGCACTCTTCAAAAACCTACAAAACCGGTTTAGCTCACTCTGTAAAGAGTTTGCTAAATCGGTGTAAACACCGGTTTAGCTCAGTTGGTAGAGCACCAGGCTTTTAACCTGGTAGTCGCGGGTTCGACCCCCGCAATCGGTATTTTTCTTATACGTATCCATGTTATGGATACGTATAAGAACAAACATTCCTCTGTTTTTATTCTTTCAGAATAAAAACTCGGTATTTTTCTTATGTATCCATTTCATGGATACATAACAACAAATATTCCATCGTTATCCTCCTTTTAGGAGGATAACTAGGTATTTTTTCATACCATTCTTTGAATGATATGAAAAACCATGCCCTTGCTATTCCTCTTAAGAGGAATAGCTCGGTATTTTTTCTTAGTTCCCCTTTAAATTACTCATTAATACAATGTAGGAGTTGATTTACACTTCTTACCAGCTGGTGAATTACAATTTAGTAGAGAACTTTTTGGTGAAAATCCCTTTATTTTTAAAGAGTCTATTAATTTATTTTTATTAGTGATCCCTTTTATTTTTAAAGGTTTAAATCCATTTCCATAAACAACATAACACCTTTCTTCAAATACCATTATGTTTAGTATCTGTATATCTTTTAGAATATAAACTCGATATTTTTCATGGGCTTATAGACAACTCTCAATATAAAAAGAGATGTGTGGAATATTTGTGGGACTCGGCTCAGTCATACACGATGACTGTGCTCACTGTATAAACACTCTTCGCGCGCGGGGACCAGAAGGCTCGTGTGTAAAAGAGTTTGAAGGAGGGCTCATTGGATTTACGCGTCTAGCAATTAACGGGCTTACAAAGGAAGGGATGCAGCCAATGGAGTTTGGCGGAACACTATCGGCAACAAATGGTGAAATTTACAATTGGGCAGCTCTTGAAGAGAAACACAAGCTTCACTGTAATTCAGGAAGTGACTGTGAGGTTATTGGAGCTCTTTATCAGCACTTTGCTGGAAAACCCTTTGAAACACTTGCCAATCTTTTTAATTCCCTTGACGGTGTATTTGCTACAGCAATCATTGACTATAGCCACGGATACGCCATTATAGCAAGAGATCCTTATGGTGTACGTCCCCTGTATAAGGGTACGCGTACGGTCTACAATGCCACGCGCGTAAAGGAAGAGCAGGTATTTTTTGCCAGTGAAATCAAAGCATTGACGCCTCTTTGCAGTACAGTTACTCCATTTACGCCTGGGACCTTTGAAGTTTACGATATATCTACGCGCACCCTTATACACTCAGCAACGTACCATTCAATCGTAGTGAATCCCCTTCCTGCCTTTACATCAGTGGAAGCATCCTCACTAGCCATTAAGGAAGCTCTTATTAGTGCCGTCAAAAAGCGGATGCTAACGGAGCGCCCTATAGCAGCCCTTTTATCGGGTGGCCTAGACAGTAGCCTAATAGCATCCCTATTGGCAGAAGAGCTACGTAAGGCAAAAGCCCCGCCTCTTAAAACATTTTCTATTGGAATGGCGGGGTCATCAGACCTCTTACACGCTAAGAAAGTGGCAGAATGGATTCACTCAGACCATACTGAAATTGTATTAACGGCCGAAGACTTTTTCAAGGCCATTCCAGATGTCATTAAGGATGTTGAATCCTATGATACAACAACGGTGCGTGCCTCGGTTGGAAATTGGCTTGTAGCAAAAGCGGTGGCTAGCAATTCCGATTGTAAGGTACTTTTCAATGGGGATGGAGCTGACGAGCTTTTTGGCTCGTATCTCTATATGTTTGGAGCGCCATCATATAGGGCATACGCCGATGAGGTTTTACGACTTCTCAAAGATATTCACATGTTTGATGTTCAACGGAGTGACCGGTCGATTTCCTCGCACGGCTTGGAGCCACGTACACCCTTTTTAGATAAGACCTTTGTCCAGACTGTATTACAAGTCCCATTAGAGTATCGGCAGCCAACAGCGGCTATTCCAGAAAAGTGGATTCTACGTCGGGCGTTTGACGATGGTGTCACACTTCCACGGGAGGTCCTTTGGCGTCGGAAGGAGGCCTTTAGTGACGGTGTAAGTGGGGATAAGCCGTGGTATTTACTTGCCCAGGAAATGGCTACACGGGCAGTGGATTTAGAGAAGGTACTGGTGAAGTATGTGCATAATCCTCCAGTAACTCCTGAGATGTGTTATTATAGGGGTATTTTTGAGGGGTTTTATCCAGGTATGGCAACAGTAATACCGTATATGTGGATGCCGTTATGGTCTGATACAACTGACCCGTCGGCGCGGACGCTTAAGAATTATTAATTGATTACTAGCCAGTTAACAGTCCCGTTATCTGAACTAGCAGCAGTTCCAGCAACAACAAAACTATTGATAACAAATGAGGTTCCTGCTGTTATAGTACCAACAACAAGAATTGCTCCTGTATTTGCTACTGTTCCAGCAAGTGTTCTGCGCGTTAGGAAAATTCTGGAAGTTGCTGTTACAGCAGTTGTATTTATAGTAACAGTACCGCTAGCGAGTGTGGCTAATCCTACAGTTGCAGCACCAGCAAGTGACGGATTTGCCGTATCCGTATAGTTTGTAAGATTTAGAGCAGCCGCCGTAACACTTCCAACCGCCGTAACAGTGCCAGACGTATACACAGACGGACCTCTGTTTACAAGCGAATTGGCTGCATCCGTTCCATCAACAACCTCAACTGGCTTGTCCGTGCTGAACACGGCAAATAACGATGAGTTCGGGTTAATGTAGCCACTTACAAAGGTATTAGCAGGGCCAGACTGGTCCGTGAAAAACACGCCAACCATGAGCGTTGTTACACCAGGGTAGGCGCCGCCAGGGTAAAGCTTGCGACCGTTCTCACGTAGTATACGCCCCACCGTACAGTTTCCAACCGTGGCCCCAGATGTGCCGGCGGCGCCAGCATTTAGCGTGTACACCGGGTTTAAAGCCGTTCCCGTCTTATCATACGAGTAGAAACCCGTGCTAAAGGCCGCCGTAGCAATGTACGAACGCTTTGTGCGCTCCTTCTCAAAAGGTAGGTGAAAGGCAGACATTATACTTAGAGGTAAGAAAATTGAGATGTCTGTGTGGTACAAAATTAAGTACCAAAAACTATGCAGTGCATCGGACGTATTCCAGCAAAAGATGAAGTATATTTTACAACCGGTCCGCGACTTCACCGGAATAAGCCACTTCTGTATCTTTTGCCAAAACGTTGCTCTGAAGTCACGGAAAAAACACTTTGCGGACTTTGTACTCATAAGCGCGACGCTACACTAGCATCAATTGAAAAGCGTGGAGCAAAGTATATTCCTAATCAAGGCTCTCTTCTTCATGGAACTATTCTAGAGCCGATTCCAAATTGGAGTCGACTCTATAAGGGTGTTTGGTATCTAGAGCAGATTACAAAGGGGTATGAATTATCTCCAGATGTATTTGAACGGTCTGAAAATGCCTATAACGCTACACATAAAGACGGAGAATGTCCATCTGTAGAGATGCCTAAGAAAAAGGATTTAGATGTAGCACCTGTAAAGGCTAAGCGTGCAACAAAAGCGTCAGTGGCAACTGTTAAGGTTGTTGAGCCTGTAAAGCCATTAGAGCCATTAAAGCCATTAGAGCCATTAGAGCCCGTAAAGCCATTAGAGCCTATTAAACCTGTAGCAAAGCGAATGGCAAAAAAGACAGTGTCAAAGGTAGAAACAGTTTCAAATGTAGACACAGTGACAAAAGTAGAAACAACTCCTAAATCAACACCTAAGCCATTTCTTAAATCAGTAAAATCATCAGTAACCCATGTAGGAAAAATTTTAGATATCACACCTATTATTCCATCAAATGTTGTTACAGTTAATGTAAAAAAGACTACGCTCGATGGAAGAACTGTTTACATTAACTATAAAAATGATAAGGTCTATGATATGAAATTTAACTACATCGGGCGTTCGAAAGATAATGCTATTGATAGTAGTTTTCCAGATTCAGATGCAGAAATTTAGTTTCTAATAAGCACCTCATTAGTAGTAGCCCCAGGTCTTAGCGAATTAATCGCCCGCCGAACAGGAATCCGCTCGACAATATATGGCGCGGGAAATGTTGTATGAAGTAGAGCTACATCTGAATTACTTAGAAGAAATCGGCATGAAAGCGCCTTACACATGTCAAAGAGTTTTTTATGACTTTCGGCAGGAAAGCCATCGGCATTATATCCTACAAAGGATGTAGCCGTTTCAGGAACATACGGAGGGTCCATGTACACAAAGTCATCTTGAGAAATACGTGCTAATGATGCTTCAAAGGGTTGATGTTGAAAACTAACGCCTTGGATAAGGGCTGATACGTTTCTTAACGCTGCTTCATCATAAAACTCATGTGTCTTATAATGCCCGTATGGCGTATTAAAGGCACCGTGACTATTTTCGCGATATACTCCACGGAAACAGGTCTTATTCAAGAATAGGAACAGTGCCGATATACGAATAGTATCATAACCTTCACTACATAGCCGATTATATTCAAACCGCGACATGTAGTAATATGATTCCGTAGAAGTCATTCCCACTTCACGAGTTTTAGCATTACGAACACCCTTTTGAATGGGACACTGCTTGTATTCATCTAAAATGCTTTTACATTCAGCAAGAAACTCATCAAGATTTGATTGTATATGCTTGTAGAGTTGAATAAGACGTTTATTAGCATCACTGGCATATATAGAGCCGGTGGGCCTTTTACGCGATAAGACAGCAAGAAGAACTGAGCCACCTCCCAGAAAGGGCTCATGATAATTCATCAACTCTTCGGGAATACGCTCTAGAACTGAGTCAATAATCTGTGTCTTTCCACCTACCCATTTTAGAAAGGGTTTAGTATGCATGTAATGTGTATATATAATATATATAGTACAGTCATACTCAATTTTACCGCGACCCGGGCGGCTTCGTGCCGTGGCTAAAAATTGACGGACGCGGACTCCCCTTAGAGTGTATAGAAGAGATGAAGTATCCGTTTGTTGAGATTCGCTTCATTCTAAATGATAACGCGACGCCCGCGATGGACCACACGCTTGACCTAAAGCGGGTGAATAACGTGTATGTCTGGAACTATCATGACCCCGCGCTAAAGAAGCACCATGTCATGTATATTGATACCATGCGCGAGGTGTATGATGCATTCACGCGTATGGTGAATCTTCTAGCCTGGGATACACTGCCATTCAAGTGTATGCAGGTTACTGCTCCAGCAATGCCTCCTATTATGGTTGACATCAAGGATGTTCCAACGGCACTAGATGATATCTATGCACTTCTGAGTGTTGTGCTGACAAACCCACCTGTAACTCTTGAGCCCGCTGAGGTAATCGCCTTTATGGCGAATGATGATATGAAGGTTGATGAGGATGAGGAGGATGAGGATGAGGATGAGGATGAGGATGACGACGAGGAGGAGGATGAGGAGGATGAGGATGAGGATGACTGCAAGGACTGTGATTGCGCTGATGAGGATGAGTTTGCCGACCTTCCTCCGCTGATTCCTCTTTCACATGCTGACCGCCCACCAGCATTCTGTACGCGGTCTAAGTCTGCTGTAAGCGCGCAGCCTTGCTATAGCTACTTCTCGTAATCTAGAGTTAATAAGTACCGTGTTGTGCCAAAGTTAAGTACCCCTTTTAGGGGGTACTTAATATTGCCTACAACCCTAATATGGCAAGTATGCTACATTTAAGCACTCCTCTAGGAGTGCTTAAATTCGGCACTTGCCGTTAACTGTTCTTAAAATTCTATAAAAATAGGCGCTTTTTGCCTTTACTTCTTTTTTTCACAGTCTTTCGTTTTTTTCTAAATCCTCCACTAAGAACGCTTGATGTTGATACTAATGCTGTATTAGTATTTTGAGAAATAGTCTTAAACGCCAAATCTCGTGGTGTAAATCCTATATCTGACGTAGTAAAATCCCAATTAATTCCATCATATGAATAGGCAATTCTTTTTTTCCCCATTGCAGATACTACAGCTCCACCAGCAACCCAATATGAACCGTTGTATTTGACTATATAGCAATTTGCAAAACTCATTGTTAAATTTTTGAAATTTGCTTTATTCCAATTAATTCCATCAGTTGAATATATTAGGCCACCGTTTCCTTGACCTCCAGCAACCCACATTGAGCCATTTGATGCAAATGAATTAACCAAACCTATACCGCCAGGTTTTTCTACACAATTATTCCAATTAATTCCATCATATGAATATCCTATTTGATAAGAACTATTAATAGAACTTGTACTAGAAGTCGTAGTAGGAGGTGCCCCTGCACCTCCTCTCAGAAATAAAGAGCCATTGTATTCAAGTGTAGTAACTCCAGATTTTACTGATCCTGTAAAATTACATGGACTCCACTTAATTCCATCATTTGAATATACTGTATATGCTTCTCCATTTGTTGCATTCTGTCCTCCTCCAGCAACCCATATTGTTCCACTCCATATTATGTAGTGGTAATCACCTACGGTAATATTAGATCGTGTCCAGTTAATACCATCAGATGAATACGCTATTATATCAGTTCCTACACCAACACATAAAGAGCCATTCCATAATGCGTTAAAACGTGCCCTCGGAAAAATAGTATTTGCTGATACAGAAAGATTCCAGTTAATACCATCATACGAATACAGTACACTTGCAATCCATACTGTTCCAGTCCATATTATCTTACGCGGTGTACTTAGTGCAACTTCAGGATAATTACACTTAGTCCAATTAATTCCATCATATGAATATGCTAATCGATATGCTCCATCAGCTGCGGCAATCCACATAGAGTTATCATACACTACATACCAGCCATGCATAAATAAATTTGCTGAAGTGCCATAAAAATTTGTTGAAGTGACATGAGTCCAATTAATTCCATTGTTTGAGTATACAATAGCAGAAGGATTGGCTGAACTACCAACCGCAACCATGAAAATATTGGAATTATTTGTTGTAGTAGATCCATTTATTAATTGAGTTGTAGTTGGAGCCAGTGTTGTAGTTGGAGCTAGTGTTGTAGTTGGAGCCAGTGTTGTAGTCGGAGCGACTGTTGTAGTCGGAGCAAGTGTTGTAGTAGGAGCTAGTGTTGTAGTTGGAGCCATTGTTGTAGTTGGAGCCAGTGTTGTAGTTGGAGCCAGTGTTGTAGTCGGAGCG